ATCATTACCATCTGACTCAAAGTTAATAGGTAATAAATCATTTTTTCTTTGGTCAATCATTTCTGATTGCTGTGTTCCTTGTATTCTTGTTCTTTGATCTTTACGATCTTCTATTTCTTTTTCTCTCTTTGTTTCAACACCAGCTCTAGTTTTTGCTAATTCCATCTGGTAATTAAACTCTTCAGCCATAAGCTCTCTTTTTATTTGAGCTTCATTTTGCATCCGCTGTATTTCAAACTGAGATTTAGCTTGTTCAATACTTACTTTTTCTTGAGTTAAAGCCTGTTGCTTTTGCACTTCAGCCATAGCTGCAGCTTCTGAAGCTTGCGCATTTGCCTGTGCTTGAGCTTGTATGTTTTGTTGAGCAGCGGCTTGTTCTCTTTGTATTTTTTGAGACTGTCTAAGCTTTAAGTATTGATTAGCTAACTTTATGTTGTTTATTTCTCTAATATCTATAGCGTCTGATAAAGCTATAGCTCCAGACTTTAAAGCTACCTGAACATTTTGTTCAAGTTTTGCTTTTTCTTCTTCTTCAGGTTCAAGTTCTAAATAAATACCAAAATCATGTATTTGTAAATTCATTAACTCTTCCAACGTTCTTGTATTAAAAGTACTTATAGAGTTCATTAAAGCGTTTCTATTTAAAGGATGCTTTATAATATCAGCAGTTTTTAAACTTATATTTTCACAAGTTCTCAAACCTATATACAACAATGAATCTATTAAGTGCCGAGTGGCAACGTTTGAGGCATTAGCTGCTAACTTCTGCAAACCAACTAAAGAATCTTTATTTGGCATACTACCGTCTCTAGCTTCGTTTAATCCAGTAACGTCGCGTATCATTTGTAAATAATATTGATACGTTCCTATTAAACTTTGAATCTTAGCTTGACCTGATGAAGATGTTAATTCTGAAACAGGCACTTTGCCTGGATTCATACCACCTTCTTGAGTAAGAGATCTACCAACTATAGAACCTGTTTGGAAATACATGTTTAAAGCTTCAGCTGGGTTGTAATTTGTTCCATTACCTAAATCAACTTCTGCTAAACCATCCATATCTAAGAAAACACCATCAGGCACTAACCTAGACATTACTTGCTGTAGCTTTAAATGTGTAAGCTGTATCATATCAGCAAATCCAGTTATTTTACCTACTAATGATTCAATGCGACCTTTATAAATTCTAGGTGCAGAAATACAATAGTTCATTTTAACTTTAGTAGTATCAGCATAAGGCCTAGTCATATTTTCAGCAAGCTTCCATTCTAACATGTAGTTATTACCTAAAACTTTAGCACCAGTGTATAATACTTCAATTGTTCTAGTTACAACATCATAATTATCGCTAGGTGGTGGATTAAAGCCGTCAGGCTTTATTAAAGCTTTTTCAAGACCTTGATCTGTTTTCTTTATTTTAAACACTTGATTATGATATGTCTTGTATTCAAAGTACATTACCTGTACTGTGTTTTCATCATAATTACCCCAACCTGTTATATATTGAGAATTACCAGGCATTTTTTGTATCCTTAATAATTCTTCTTCTGGGATATCAGGATATTGTTTTTTTAATTCAGGTATTGTAATAGATTTTACTTCACCAACATAATATATGTTTTCAAAATTAGGATCTTCAGTATAAGAATAAACCATATAAGAAGGATCTACATAGTCTATTGTTATTCCTTCAGTTTTATTAAAATTAGTTTTACAAGCTCCTATACCTAATACTGTTAAATCGTAAGCTAATCTCCGCTTGGTTTCGTTGTATTTGTTTTTTGCTAAAACATTATTAATAACTTCTTCTTCTGCAATTTCAACTTGTTGCTTAAAGTTCATTTGCATATAAAGATCTAATTCTTCTTTACTTGCTGGTAAAGCCTCTGGATTTGTAGTGTTAAATAAATCTATACCAAGTTCCTTAAACTCTGTTAATACCTGCTTTGAATTTATATCTCTTAATAAAGCTTGAGAGTATTTACTTTTTTCTTGTGTAGAATAAGGGTCTTGTGCAACTGTACTTATTTCATAATCTTTATCAGACATACCGTTTACTACTATATCTACAAATTTAGATATAACATTAACAGGTTTCCAGTCTAAGTTTAAATAAGATAAGTCACCATTTATTGACATTTCATCTTTATACTTAGCTATTGATTGTTCTCCTCTTGCATATAACCTCAATTGATGAAAGTTACTATAAGCTTGTGCATATCTGTTTCCTGATCTTCCTTCTTGAAACCATTCTCCTTCTATAGCTCTACCTACTTGAATACCATAGTCTAAGCTTGCTTTTTCTTCATCACTAACCACTTGGCTAGGAAAAGAGCTATTTGTATTAGTTTCGATCCTCATTTATTTAAGTATTTTTGAAATGTTTCCACTATTGTTATATCTTTTAATCCCTAAATCTATAGACTTGCGTTCTTTTTTTGCAATAGGTATATATCTATTTTTATTACAAGCCATTAATGCTAATCCAGAACTTATAGATGCATCATGCTTTGTTCTATTATTAACATTAAACTTAGCCCAATCATTTAAGGTTCTTTGAAAATACATATCTCCGTATCCAGTTTCCAGTATACCAACATGTGTATTTATATATGTTTCTATAGCAGCTGCGTGAGCTTGCTTAATATCTTCGCTGGTATTTGGTATACCACCTATTTCTCTTTCCGTGGCTGATAGTTTGTTCCAAACTTTATCTGGCCTATTCATTGAGTAACCTCTATAACCTCTTCTTTTAAAATGATATAAAAGTCTTGGTTTGTTATTCTCTGCTAATATAGGCATACCGTAAAAAATACAAGCCATTAAAACGTCTTCAAAGAATATTTCTGCAGTTTGTGGTCTAGCTATGTATTCTAAAAAAAACTGATTAGGTGGTGCATCTTCCATACTAAACTTAGTAAGACCGTGTAAAGCACCATTAGAACCTCTACCATCTACAGTTCCTGATATATCATAGCTGTCACAACCGAAAGCTCCCATGTGCTCATTACCAGGATGTTTGCTACCGTTTTTTACAATTACTCTATTTTGCAAATGTATAGGTGGCACCCATGATATGTTAAACCTTCCATCTTTGTTAGGCACAAAAATTACTCTTGTGTCTTGAGTAGCGTTTTCCCACTGAAAGCTTCCAACTGTTACAAGTGACTTATTGTTTAAGTCTACATTGTAATCTATTTGCTCGTATATTTTAGTTAGGTTAAACAAAGACTCTTTTGCCTCATCTCTAAAAGCGTGTTCTTCTGTTCTTGGAAACTGCCTATAATATTCGTTTAACCCGTCTTGATCTTGCTTTAATCCTTCTACTTCATTATTCCAGTGATCTATAACACCTTGTGTTATTTTATCACCAAAGTTATCATCAACTGGCTCTTCTGGTGTGTCAAATACTGGATGACCGTATTTATCTATAAAACCTTCATAGTTCCACTCCATTGGTATAAACAAAGAATACAAGCCTGAGCTTGTTTGACCATTAGCATTTCTTTTTTCTACATCTGAATTGTAGTATATCTTTTTGAAGTTTTCACCTCCTTTATCTAAAGAGTTTGATGTTGAACCCATCATACACTTACCTATTATTCTGCTACCTAATCTTAAACACGTTTTAGTAATTCTCCAGTTGTTAAGTATGTTAGTAGGCTTTTCCCATTTACCTGATTCATCGTGAACTAAAAGCTTTAGCTTTTCACCATCATAAGAGTTATCACCTGTGTTTTTCCAGTCTATGGTTGTATCAAGGCCTGATATTTCTTTAAGTTTTTCGTTATTGTCCAGCTTTTTTCTTGTAAACTTTGTCGCTGGTACTCTATAAGCCAGTTCCGTTTTTGGCCGGTCCATTCCATCCTGTATTGGTTTAAAAAAGAACGGGTAGTTAACTGATATTGGAACAACTTTATCAGTGAACATTTTTTTAGCATCTGGTCCTGATTTTGATAATATACCAAATCTGGAGTCTGTCGATATTGTTGCAGCGTTGACTGTTTCACCTGATGCCATAAATGAGAATCCACTCCGTCTATTTTTAAGGTAGCACATGCCATAGCTTCTTCTATCGGCCCTACAAGCTTCCCAGAATATGTAGAACAATCTGTTCGATTCACGAAAATTGGGGTGGCCAACGTCAATCTTACTCCACTGCAAGTACATATAGTGAGTACCAGTAATATATGTAGGCTTATCTTTGTTAATAAACCAAAAGCCTTCTTCGCGTTTTTTAAATTCATCATCTATGTAACCGTACCATTTTTCTTTAAACTCGCTAGGATATTCTTCCCAGTCAAATACAGATTTTATTTTGCTTAACTCTTTAGGATATTCTGAGTATTCCCAGGTATTACCATCAAAAACATGAGGTTTTTCTTCTTTTGGTAAAGCTATTTTCAAACCTTGTATCTCGTATATTTCACCGATCTTACCTGTTTTACTTATTATAACTACGTCATGTTCTTCATTGTAACCATATTCCCACTTAGCATACCTATTAGTTCT